CACTGCCAACTGAATAACACATCCCCGTCAATACGGTTCTCGCTGTACGCTTACCCTTAAAGACCTGTCTGACCAGGTTACCTGGTTCGGGAACAAATACGATTCCGACGACTGGAAAGACCTCATAACGGCGATGGTAGCTAAGGCCAAAAAACAAGAACAAAGAATGGCGCCCGGACTTGATGGCGGCGTTGTGATGTTTGGCCAGCGTACCAGCAAGATGACCGTTCGCCAGATGGTAGAGGTAATTGAGGCTATCTACTGGTTCGGAACACAGCAAGGCGTCAAGTTCAGCGAGAAATCCCGCCTCGAAATCGAATGGGCTAAAGAGTGGGGTGAGCAGCATGGCTAACCAAATGGATCGCGTGATGAATGGTCACATCTTTAAGGTGAAGACACGCCTCAAGCGCAAGCAGGAACCAAGCCCATCAGAAATACCAACACTTCTCGGATATACCGCCGGTCTCGTTGATAAGAAATGGCTGCGCCTGGCGGCAAGGGGGAAGCGTGGCTAAGAAACCACAGCGCCGCTGCAAAATCTGTCGGGCTAAATTCACCCCAGCATTCGAAAACCATCGTTGGTGCTGTCCTGAGCATGGCGCTGAATTTGCCATGCAGGAACTTGAGAAGAAACGCGAAAAGCAGGCTCAGGCGAAAGCGAAAAAAGAGCGCGCCGAATGGCGCAAACGCAAAGCCGCGGTGAAGCCTCTCAGACACTGGGAAGATATGACCCAGCGTGTCGTTAACGACTATATCCGCGAACGAGACTACGACTTGCCTTGCATCAGTTGCGGCACGTTTGACACGGTTCAGTGGGAGGCTGGTCATTACCGTTCCCGCGGTAAAGCATCGCACCTGCGTTATCACGAGGACAACATTCACAAGCAGTGCCATCACTGCAACGTGAATTTGTCAGGAAACCAGCAGCAGTACCGCATTGGTCTGGTAGAGAAAATCGGCGCTGAGCGCGTCGAGGCGCTGGAAAACAACAACACCCCTCACCGATACACCATCGAAGAACTGGAAGGCATCAGGCGCCATTACAGCGCGCTACGCCGTGCGCTAATAAAACAACGGGAGGCCGCATGAGTCGTGACGTTATCGAACGCATCCGCGACCGCTGGCACAAGCTCCGCCTTTGCCGGCACCGTGGAACCGTCCTGGCTGACTACCGCATACTGAAAAATTTTGTCCGCATCTATCAGGCTTCAGGAGAGAAAACATGAATACCCAGTACCTTGAGTATGTTCGCCAGCAGCTGATAGTGGCCACCGCCGATCTGAGCGGTGCGACGAAAGGGCAACTGGTAGCCTTTGCAGAGAATGCACAATTCACCGCCACGGCGCGCAGCCGGGGCCGGAAGAAGGTGTATAGCGAAGTGAAGCAAAAAATGGTTAACCCGGACGGGCCGCCAATGAGTGGCAGCCAGTCCCGCGCTAAGGGTTCATCAATCGCTCTCGTTCTTCCCGTTGAGTATTCGACGGCAAGCTGGCGCCGGGCTCTGCTGTCGCTGGAAGAGCATCAGAAAGCGTGGTTGCTGTGGAACTACAGCGAGAATATCCGCTGGGAGCATCAGGAGACGATAACTCGGTGGGCATGGGAGCAATTCAGCGATAAGCTGGTTGGCGTGCGCATTGCAAAAAAGACAGTCGATCGCCTTCGTCAGCTTATCTGGCTGGCGGCGCAGGACGTCAAAGCCGAGCTGGCAGGTCGGGAGACGTATGAATACCAAAAGCTTGCCGCCCTGGTCGGAGTGACCCCGAAGAACTGGTCAGAAACATTTACGGAGCGGTGGGAGGAGATGAAAACAACCTTGCGGCGCCTTGATAGCGATGCCCTGTTGCAGGTAACGCGATCACGTTCACAACAAAAGGCGACAAATTTAGACTCAAGTCTTGCAAAACTGGATTAAATGCGTCATATTTGAGTCTACTTTGATATGCTGCCTTAACTTTAAGTGGCGGCATGAAGAATAAAAAGGCCCTGGCGGAAACGTCGGGGCTTTTGCGTTTCTGGAGGCAGGAAATGTGAATAGGAACGGGTCGACCGCAACCGAAAGGCAATGGAGCAGTCGTGATGCTCCCCTGAGTCGCTATTGAGCGAGCCTGTGGTTGTGCAATCCGGTCAGGCCCTTGGGTAGAGACGTGCTGCACGACACGTCGATACCCGCCGCGCAAGAGCCCTGAACCAGATTGTTCGCATAGCTTAACAAGGTTAAAGCACCCGACTCATAATCGGATGATTTCAGGTTCGATCCCTGATGCGAGCACCAATTCAGCGCCATTAGCTCAACCGGAGAGAGCAATAGCCTTCTAAGCTATCGGTTTCAGGTTCGAGTCCTGAATGGTGCACCAGATAATGGCCTTCCATCCCGCAAGAAAATAGATAACACAGCGCACCGCAATGCGCTTTTAACCACGTCGAATCCGAACCCTTTGAAATGAGCCTTTGAGGAAGTCAGTTAGTGCTGGCGAGCCTCGACGGGCTGATTTCCATTGCGGCAAAGGTTCATTTCAAAGAAGGTAAACGCAATGCACGACTCAACAACCGGGTTGGTCTTTGGAGTTGGCAAGCTCGATGTACGCCCCGTTATCAATAAAGGGGTAAAACTCAGGTCATACAGAGTATGGTTTGGGATGCTGAAAAGATGCTACGGAAAGGGAACGGCATTTAGAAGTGAATACCAAGGATGCTCAGTCGATGAGCAATGGCACAAGTTCAGTAATTTTCAGCAATTTTACGACAAGAACTACTTCGAAGGCGCCGAGTTAGACAAGGATTTGCTTTATCTGGGCAATAAAGTTTACTCAAAAGATAGGTGCGTGTTCATCCCGCCATTTCTCAACGCCTTTATCACTGTTAGGCCGCCAAGAAACAACAACCTTCCGATTGGCGTATACCAAGTTAGCAACAGCCGGAAGTATCAATCAGAAATACAAGTTAATGGCGAAAGAAAATATCTGGGACTCTTTGAAGATCCGCATGAAGCTCACTCCGCTTGGTTTAATGAAAAGTTGAAGATGGCAATTTCCTACAAAGAGTTGTGCGATTATCTGCACCCTGATTTGTATGGCGGACTCATAACAAAAATAGAAAGCATGCGAGTCTATCCGGATTAATAATTCTACATTTTCAGGGCCCTTGGGAATCACCCTCGACGCTTTGTTGGTAAATCAGCCCGACGGCCCTGAACCTTTTACTGACTACAGATAGCACCCCGAACATTATCGGAGGTGAGAGATGCAACGTATGAACCCAACCGATGGTCACAATCTGCCTTACTGGTGGTCAGCCTTGCTTGGTATCTTTTCCGTCCTGAGTCTGCAGGATTATGTCTTCATCATTGGCGCCCTGATCTCTGCTTTCTTCACAATCAAGACATATTACGCAAAGCGTAAGGAAGAGCGAGAGCGACTGGATGAAGAGAAAAAACGCACGCAGCTGTTGGCCAGTTATCTGGCTGATGTCTCCGCAAAGCCTGGAGGTGACCGCCCGGCTTCAGCCGAAGTGGTTACCGAGGCTTTGAAGCGGATCGCAAGTGATACACAGGGGTGAGCATGACGCCATCAATGAGGAATAAACTGATTGGCGTGATCGCCGGCGGTTCCGGTGCCATCGCTATTGCTTCTGTCATGCTTGGTAATGCTGATGGGTTGGAAGGGCGTCGCTATTACGCTTACCAGGATGTCGTCGGCGTCTGGACTGTTTGCGATGGCCACACTGGCGCCGATATTCGCCGTGGTCACCGATACTCTGATAAAGAGTGCGACAACCTGCTGAAGGCAGATCTGCGAAAGGTTGCTAACGCCATCGACCCGCTAATCAAGGTTCGCATCCCTGAGCCTACCCGTGCCGCACTTTACTCCTTTACTTATAACGTTGGCTCTGGTGCCTTCGCCAGTTCCACGCTGCTGAAGAAGTTGAACTCCGGTGATGTGCCGGGGGCATGCAAAGAACTGCAGCGCTGGACATATGCCGGTGGGAAGCAGTGGAAGGGTCTGATCTCTCGACGTGAGATAGAGCGCCAAGTCTGCGAGTGGGGCCAAAAATGGGCCGATTAACCGCAATCATCTGTGCTGTCGTTATCTGCCTCCTGGCTTCCATGTTATGGGCGATTAATCACTACCGCGACAACGCCATCACCTACAGAGACCAGCGCGATAAGGCCGCTGAACAACTCAACCTGGCTAACGCCACCATCAAAGACATGAAGACCAGGCATCGAGATGTTGCTGCACTGGATGCTAAATACACCGGAGAACTGGCTGATGCCAAAGCTACTATCGATCAGCTTGAGCGTGATGTTGCTTCTGGCAAGCGCCGGATGCAGCTCAACGCAAAATGTACCGCGAGCGGAGCGTCCGGCACCGGCGGCATGGGCGATGCTTCCAGTCCCCGACTTACTGACTCCGCTGAACGGGATTATTTCACCCTCAGAGAGCGAATCGCCACCATCACCGGGCAAGTGAACTACTTGCAGGACTACATTCGAACGCAGTGTTTGCAGTAAGCATTACAGAGGCCATTCCATAGAGTGGCTTCGATAATGATGTTCATATAAAAATCCCGCCCGGAGAGGATAGTTCCAGACGGGTGACCAAGACGGTCGGGGTTAGATTCTTTCAGTGGCTAAATACTCAGACTAAATGATCCACGGCATGAATGTTATTCAGCAATAATATAAATTTATGATATTCATGAAACTTAGACCCTGGCGCATGGTGCTAACTACATATAGTTTTGACTTGACATGCATAATTGGTGCGAAGTAGTTTCCTGCACTAAATAATTGCAAGCTAAAAGAATATTAAACTTAACCTAAAAGAAGCTAGGAAAGGCCGGTATTTTTAATACTGGCCACAATGAGGTTGAAGGGAAGCTATTGCAAATATTGCTTCTGCTCAGGCTCTACGTTTTGAGTAGAAAGACTGATAATCACCTTAAAGATATCTTCATATGCATCGTTCATTTTATCAGCAGTTTTCTCTGTGATATCGCTCGCTGAAGAAAGTTCAATGCCTCGCATTAACTTCACACTTGAAAGTATGGTTAGTGCGCGAAGAACAACTTCCTTTTGTTCCTTAGGCAAAGTTTGAACGATAAAAGCGATTGCGTTTCTTAGTGCAAGTATCTGTGCATGAGTTTCATAGAATTGGTCATTCATTTTGTATTACCTGAACTGTTGAGTGTAGTAATTTGACTGTATCAGGTAGAAGTAATATCCGCTACCCGATGATCAGTATAATGCAACGTACCGAGAAGTAGGTCGCTTATCCTAAAATGGTTAAATCACTTGTTTAAAGTGTCTACATAATATTACGCTTTACTCTAACATTTGTGATAAGGTCAGATGATATAAGGAGCAATCACATGATGCATGTGACAAGTTTTGAACTAGGGAAGGCCTGGTCCTGAGAGATCCCCTCATAATTTCCCCAAAGCGTAACCATGTGTGAATAAATTTTG